CGACGAACACCACGACCACCACGACCGATGCGAATGGCAAGGTCACTCAGGTTGGCGGTTCATGTACGGGTTCTGCGTGCCCTGATGAAAACACCAATCCAGACGGCAATGGCGATGGGTTTGGCGATTGCGTCGTGTCTGGTGGCGCTGAGTGCTCCGATGGTCAGTATCCCGAGCTGGAGGAGGGCGTTGGCTTCGGCGATGCAACTGAGCGGTTCATGGATCGCGTCGAGGGCTCGCCGCTGGTGCGTGCGGTGTCTGGGCTGCAATTCGCAGCGGGCGGTTCCTGCTCGTTCGCGTCGTTTACTGCGCCGATCATCGGCACGCATTCGTTTCAGTCGATGTGCACCTGGGCGGCGGATTGGATGGCGCCGATCCGGGCAATCATGCTCGCCGTTTGGGCGCTGGTGGCCATCCGCACTTTCATGGAGGCATGAACCATGCTCGAAGATTTTGCCGAATGGCTGAAGGACCTGCTGCTGTGGCTGCCGCAGAAGCTGTGGGAGCTGCTGCTGGATGGCCTCGCGTTCGTTATCGAGAAGATCCCCGTGCCTGATTTCGTGTCGTCGGCGCAGGGCTATCTCAACGGCGTGCCGGGCAACGTGGTGTGGCTGCTGAACCTGTTCGCCGTTCCTGAGGGGTTGGCGATGGTCATGTCTGCCCTCGTTCTGCGGTTCGTGCTGCGCCGCATTCCGCTCATAGGGTGACGCCATGGCTATCGATGCGTATACCGGGCTGCCCGGCAGCGGCAAAAGCTATTCGGTCGTCAAATATTCGATCCTGCCCTCGCTCAAGGAAGGGCGGCAGGTCATCACGAATATCCCGCTGACGCAGCTCGCGCACGATCAGTTTCCCGGGCTGATCCGGCAGCTGCCGCATGATTGGTATCGCGACGAGAAACTGTTCGAGACCATTCCGCACGGCTCGGTGGTCGTGCTCGATGAACTTTGGCGGCGCTGGCCGAAAGGAATGCCGGCCGCCAAGGTACCGTTCCGCGACAAAGAGTTTTTGGCCGAGCATCGGCACTTGGTCGACGACAAGGGCAACAGCACGCGGATCGTGCTGGTGACTCAGGACCTGGACCAGATCGCGGCGTTCGCGACCATGCTCGTCGACATGACGTACCAGAGCGTTAAGTTGTCGGCCATCGGCGCGAGCAATAAGTTCCGGGTCGATATCTACCAGGGCGCGGCTAAGGGTCAGCGTCCGCCGAAATCGCGGCTGCTGCGCTCGACGTTCGACCGTTATGAGGCAGCGATACATCGGTACTACCAGAGCGCCACCAAGAGCCTAAGCGGTGCCGTAGGCGACGAAAGCCGGGCCGACAAGCGCGCCACCATCTGGCGTTCGCCGCTTATGCTCTTCACGCTCGCATCGCCGATTGTGCTGGGCTTGCTGGTCTGGCAGATCGGCAAGTTTTTTTCCAACGGCATGAGTTTTTCGGAGCCTGAGCCGGTCGCCGAGGTTGTCCAGGCGGAGCCGGACATGACGACTCTGGTCAACCCGTTGCCGCCCGATCTGTCCGGCATGGCGCCGACCACCGGTCAGCCTGTTGCTGCCGCGCCGCCTGTGCGCTCGGTGACGTACTCGGCCACGTGGCGAGTCGCTGGGCACATTCAGCGGATGTCCCACGAGACCGGTCGCATGGAGGACGCCGTTATCCTCAAGTCGATCAGTGGGACCCGGTATGAGCCGCTGGCCAACTGCGAGCCGATCAGTA